ATTATGCCGTTGGCCGCACGACGCCCATGACCGACTTCACCCGCTCGGCGGCAGCCACATTGCGCCCAGCCCCTGCGGTTTTGCCGGGTGGTCGGCGCACTTTCTCTGAGGCATTGCCTGCCGCTCTTAGCGCGGCTGGCGCTAGTGCTGGCGTTGGCGCTTCTCTTGGCGCTGGCCTTGGCCCATTTGGGGCTGTCTTGGGAGGTGCATTGGGTGGTATCTCTGGTGCGCTGGCTCCTGCCACAAGCCAACTTGCAACACGGTCTGCGCCGGTGCAAGCATTGCTGCGCGACCCTAGAGGCGCAATCACTCAAGCGGCCCGCATCCTGCCCGGCCTTCTCTCACAATAACGGAGACACAGATGCAGCCGAAAAGCCTTTCGGAAGACGAAATCCAGAACACCGTGACCAGCGCGGTGCGCGAGGCTGTGGACTTCGTGGAAACCGAAGTCTCGCCCGACCGCATCAAGGCGCAGAAGTATTTCGACGGCAAGTCTGCGGTTGACTTCGAAGAAGGCCGATCACGGGTCGTGGCAACCAAGGTGCGCGACACCATCCGGGCCATCAAGCCCGCCCTGATGCGCGTGTTCCTGCAATCCGACAAGCCGGTGGAATTCATCCCGAACACCCCGCAGGCCGTCATGGGTGCCGATCAGGCGACCAAATACGCCAAGTATATCTTCGAGCGCAACAACGGCTTCCGCATCCTGTCTGACGTTTTCCATGACGCGCTTATCAAAAAGGTCGGCGTGGCCAAGGTCTACTACGACGAGGTGCAGCACGTTGAGATTGACGAATACAGCGACCTGACGCCCGAACAGCTTGCCTTCATCGAAAACGACCCGGAAAGCGAAGTCCTGTCGCAAGAAGAAACGATCATCGCCGAGGCCGTGATTGACGAGATGGGCATTGAAATCCAGCCGCGCATGGCCAGCTACAACTTGCGCGTTGCCCGCACGTCCACCAAGGGCCAGATCAAAATCCAGAGCGTGGCCCCCGAAGACTTCTTCGTGGACCGCATGGCCGTCAGCATTGACGACTGCTACGTCTGCGGCCACACCAGCGAGGCCCGCGTCGGCGATCTGGTGGCAATGGGCTTTGACTTCGAGACTGTCTACAACCTCGGCGGCGCTGCCGATGGCACGGTTGACGACGAGGAAGAACTGGCCCGCCGTGGCTGGGACGACACCGACGACGACGAAAACGCAGCCGACCCGTCGATGCGGAAGGTGCAGTTTACCGAAGCCTACATGAAGATGGACATCGAAGGCACGGGCGTTCCGCGTCTTTACAAGTTCATCTGCGCGGGCAACGACTACGAAATCTTGGACTACGAACTGTGCGATTACATCCCGTTCGCAATCTTTGAGGTCGATCCTGAGCCGCACACCTTCTTTGGTCGTTCATTGGCCGAGATCGTGATTGAGGATCAGGACGCGGCAACGTCGCTTCTGCGCGGCCTTCTGGACGGGCTGGCGATGGCCAACAATCCGCGCGTGATGGCCGTTCAAAACCTCGTGAACATGGACGACCTTCTCAACAACGAGATCGGCGGCGTGGTGCGGGTTAAGGACATCAACGCCCTGCGCGAGTTCTCCATCGGCAACGCGGCCACGGCGGCCCTGCCAGCCTTGCAGTTCTACGACGAGGCTGTCCGTGCCAAGACAGGCGTGACAGGCGCGGCTATGGGCATGGATGCCGACGCCTTGCAGTCGCAGACCGCCGCTGGCGTCAATGCCGCCGTGCAGGCCGCGTCTGCGGTGTCTGAACTGATCGCTCGCAACTTGGCTGAGGGCGGTATGCGGCAGATGTTCCGCCTGATCGCCCAGATCGCCCGCGCCAACCCGAACCCGAACGAGATGATGCGGCTGGACGGCCAGTTTGTCCCGGTCGATCCGCGTTCGTGGACCAATGACCTTGATCTGGTCACCAACGTCGGCTTGGGCAACAACCGCCGCGAGGATCGGATTGCGGCCCTGCAAATGACCATGCAGACGCAGATGCAAATCTGGCAAGCCTACGGGCCGCAGAATGGCATTGTCACCATGACGGGCATCCGCAACACGCTGGCCGACATTCTGGGCATGGCTGGCATCACCAACGCGGATCGGTACTACAACCCGATGAACCTGCAGATGGAGCAAATGCTGATGATGCAGGCCGCACAGGCTGCGCAAGCCCAACAGGGTCAAGCCCAGCCGTCTCACCCCAGTCAGGCGTTCTTGCAGGCCGAGCAGATGAAGATGTCCGCCCGCGTGCAGGCCGACATGGCCAAGACGCAGCTTGACGCCCAGCGGCTTCAAATGGAAGATGATTTGAAGCGGGACCAGATGGCTCAAGACCTTGCGTTGAAGGCTGCTGAGCTTCTTGCGAAAACCGGCGTTCAGCTTGATCTGAATGCTATCAAGCGTGAACAGCAAATGCCGAGGATGCCTTTTGTCGGAAATCAAACGCAAGGCTTCTGAAGCCAGAACACTCCTAGCCGATCACGTTTTCCAAGGCGTGATCGGTGAAATCCGCGATGATGCTGTAGGGGTGTTTTTAAATGCGGCTTGTGATATGAATGTGGTTGCGGCGGCACATGAACGTGTGCGCGCCGTTCAAACCATTCTCGACGCTCTCCAAGCGAGAATTGACGCCGAGGCGGTTGAGTTAAAACAGGATCGGGACCGTGCAAACGACTGACACACTTGAAGCGGCTGTAAACAGCCTGCTTATGCCTTCGAATGAAGTTGCTGAAACCCAGCAAGACGCCGACGAGGCGGATCAGATCGAAGAGGAACAGGGCGAATATGAGGGCGATGACGCCCAAGACGACGCCGAGAATTCCGAGGACGACGGCGAAGAGCCTGACGCTGAGGATACTGAGGATGAGGACTACGAAGAAGCCGAGGCCAATGAGACGCCAGACGTGTTCACCGTCAAAGTTGACGGCAAGGACACCGAGGTCACGCTCGAAGAGCTAAAGCGGTCTTTTTCGGGACAAGCCTACATCCAGAAGGGAATGCAAGAGGCTGCGACGATCCGCAAGGAAGCCGAGGCGCTTTTCCAAACCCTTCAAAGCGAACGGCAGCAATTCTTTGCGACGTTGGAAAACATCCAACAGCAGGGAATAATTAAGGCCCCGCAGGCTCCTGATCTCCGAATGTTGGACAGTGATCCCATCGGATACATGCAGGAGAAGGCGAAATACGACATCAAGGCACAAGAGTTCCAAGCCCAGCAGCGGCAGCTTTCTGAACAGTCGGAGCGCCAGCGCGCTTTGCAGGATCAGGCGATGCAGGTTCAACTGCAAGAGCAAGCCGCCAAGCTGAAGCAGGCAATTCCTGAGTTTGCGAACCCTGAGAAGGCCGCAAAACTCAAGACGGACCTTGTGCAGTTTGCGTCGAAATACGGGCTTTCGGCTGAAGAAGTGGCAAGCACTGTCGATGCTCGCCTCGTGCAGGTTTTGTATGACGCTTACAGGTTCAACCAGCTTCGCGCGGGAAAGGATATGGCTAAGAAGAAGCCAGAACCTCCGCGCAATGTGAAGCCGGTGCCTCGCAAGCCTGCACCCGAAAAAATCGTTCGTGATCGGCAGATGAAGGTAGCGAAGCGGTCAGGAAAGCCAGAGGCTTTCATTGATCTGCTTTTCAGATGAAACCCCGATGAAGGACTTCTAAAATGGCACAGCCAACCAACACCCTTGACTCGTATGACGTTCGCGGCATCCGCGAAGACCTTTCCGACGTGATCTACGATATCTCGCCGGAAGAAACCCCCTTTTACACCGCTTGCGCTAAGGCAAAAGCGTCCAACACGCTGCATGAGTGGCAGACCGACGCACTGCGTTCGTCGGGCGATAACGCTCACATCGAAGGCGACGACACCATCGCTGAAGCCCGCTCGGCCACTGTTCGCTTGAACAACCGGACGCAAATCTTCAAGAACAGCGTCGTCATCCCCGGCACCGATCAGGGCCTGAACAAAGCCGGTCGCGCACGCGAAATGGCCTATCAGGTTCTGAAGATTGCCAAAGAGCAGAAGCTGGACATCGAAAAGGCAATGTTTGCTAACCAAGCAAAAGTTGCTGGTGACAGCTCGACCGCACGCCGCATGGCTGGCGTTCCGGCTTGGCTGACCACCAACACCAACTTCCAATCCGGTTCTTCGGGTGCAGACCCGACCGGCGACGGCTCCAACGCCCGCACCGACGACGGCACCCCGACTGCATTCTCGCAGACCAAGTTTGACGCTGT